ATTAAGGATAAATTAGTAACATATGGAAAATCTATTGATGAAATACCTGGATTGGCCAATTTAGCACATCAAGTTAAAACAGGATTAAAAAAAGAAGAAGGTGGACTTGTACGTCCAAACATGTCAATAGGAGGGGATATGGCCCAATTTACGGAAATGGAATCGGTCGTACCGGACCTTAACCCAGCGGAAGCGGGAATGGAGGATTACACTCAAGTGGCGATGTCAATACCCAAGTTCAAAAACCCTTTCAAGAAGGTTGACCCACCTCCGATCATGTCAGATGCCCCTACCGGGCTTAAAATCACTGATAAGACGAAAGCGGGAGCGAAAGTAGAGGGAACAATTAAGACGGAAGGACAGGCACCTATTTTCCATCTTAAATCCGACATGGAAATATCAAATGCGGTGCAAGATAAGATGACTCCGCAGCAATGGTTCGGCTATTTGACCAAAAAAGGCGTTTCAGAGACTGAAATGCATGAATTCGGACTTGGAAATCTCCTGAAAAACATTGGAGGATTTGATGAGGGCTCTAAAAAATGGAAAAGCAATGTTCCAATCACGAAAGCGGAGCTCATTTCGCAATACAAGAACAACAAACCCATAATTAGCTATAAAATTCAGCAAATTGAGCCTTTTGAGAAGGGTTGGAAGGATTTTCAGTCATTTTTAACTGGATCGAAGAGTGGAGGGCAATATCTTGGAGATTTACCTTCCAGTGTGCGTGAATTTGAGGAAATGAGAAGATTGAAGAACAAGCCGCAGGATTTAACCGGCGATAGGCTTAGATCAACCATTGTAAAGTTTGCACAGGAGATTTCAGAGCGAACAGGACGCGATATCAAGGGTGCGTGGCCGGAATTGGAGCCACAGATTACAAAAACAATTAATAAAATTATTCAGGATCGTTATGGAATTGAAAACGTCATAGAGAACGGTTTTGGCAACGTCAAGGTTCCATTCTATACTCAGAACCTCGTCAACCGTTTTAAGAGGCTTAAAAGCGGCGAAGGGTTCTATATGGGAAAAGCAGGGGTTGGGCACGAAGGTGCGCAGTTCTTGGAAGGCGGAACTGGCTACATAGAGATTCCATTTACTTATAACCCCAATCCAAAAGGAGCGAGGGCCAATGAGCCACGCTTCACGTTTGGAGAAGGGCATTTCACGAATCCCAAAGGAAATAATCCAGTATTCTGGCTGCGTGCTAGTGAACGTGTGGATGAAAGGGGAAAACGAGTCTTTTTAATAGAGGAGATCCAGTCCGATATGCACCAGAAACCGAAGCAGAAGCCGGATACGTTCAAGTATGCCCAAAGGCACGATGCACCTGGTTTTATGGATCAGACTTTTTCCTTGGCTCAAGTGAAAAAACTGAAAGATGATTTGGTGAAGGTATCAGATCAGATTGACAAGATTACGGGGCACACGGACCCATCTGCCATGACTGTCATGGAGAGATTGAAAGTAAAGCGTGAAGCTTTGAGAAATCAAATCAGGGAAGCAGAAGACCTAATAGCAAAAGCAGCTGGAAAGTCAGATGAGATCTTCCCGGAAGGTCCTTGGAAGAAATCAGAGAACCAGGCGAAAGTTGCGATCAAGACATTAGTAAACCTTGCAACGCAGGAAGGATTTGATAGTGTGGCGATAATCAGCGGAAAGGCGAAGAATTACGCAGTAAGTGCTGATCCGCACATTGCAAAAGGCAACCGCGGATTTTATGATGGAATCGCCCCTAAGGCGATGAAGAACATAGCGAAGAATTTAAACCTTGAATTTTCCTCTACAAACATTAAAGATGGTAAGGGAAATACATGGGCGAAGATTCCAATAATTAACTTAAAGAAAGAACCAGTTAAGGCATCAGTGGATATGTACAAGAGTGAAGGTGGATACATTTATCGTCCTTCTTTTGTTGATGTTGTACCTGTTTTATGATAGGATAGAATAATGCCGCCAAAGACAAGACCAATACCAAGCAGCACGATCGAAAAAGCAATTGACGCATTGGCGAATGCCGGTGTCGAGGTTGGCGCTAATGAAGTAGCAACGGATATTCAAGTTCCGGATAAAGATGTTCTCTTTGAACCGGATGTTGACATTGCGGAACTTCCAGACGGAGGTGCAGATGTTAACTTTGACCCTAACGCTCCAATAGACCAATCCCAAATTCCTTTCAACGGAAATCTTGCAGAATTCATTGAAGAGAATGATCTTCAGACATTATCCAATAAATTAGTGGCAGCTTATGAATCAGATAAAATATCAAGAAAAGATTGGGAAGACACATATGTCAAAGGACTTGACATGCTTGGATTCAAGTACGAGGACCGAACGCAGCCTTTCGAGGGCGCTGCCGGCGTCGTGCATCCATTGCTTGCTGAATCGGTAACGCAGTTTCAGGCGCAGGCCTACAAGGAACTTTTGCCACCGGGTGGCCCAGTTAATACAGAAATAGTCGGGGAGATTACACCGCAAGTTGAAGAGCAGGCAAAGCGCGTGAAGGACTACATGAATTATATGATTACGCACGTGATGAAGGAATATGATCCGGATATGGATTCATTATTATTTTATCTTCCTTTATCAGGTTCGGCATTCAAGAAAACTTATTACGACGCACTTCTTCAGCGTCCAGTTTCCAAATTCATTTCAGGTGAAGATTGTGTTGTCAACTACATGGCATCATCTCTGGAAGACGCACACCGCATTACGCATGTAACGAAGATGGATTCCAATGAATTACGAAAACAACAGGTAAGTGGATTTTACCGCGACATAGAAGTTAAGACTGGATCAGTTAATACGATTAGTGATGTGACTGAAAAAGTTGATGAGCTCCAAGGAGTGAGTGATACTATCGCTGCGGATGATGATGAGCATTTTCTTTTGGAGATGCATGTTGACGCGGACGTTCCAGGATTTGAAGATGAAAGCGGCGTTAAGCTTCCTTACATTATTACCATTGACCAATTTTCAACGAAGGTTCTTTCCATTAGAAGAAACTGGTTTGAACAAGACCAATCAAAAAGCAGAATAGATTATTTTACACACTACAAATTCCTCCCAGGACTAGGGTTTTACGGCTTTGGTCTAATACATATGCTTGGTGGATTGTCAAGAACTGCAACAAGTGTTTTGCGGCAGTTAATTGATGCAGGTACTCTTGCCAATCTTCCAGCAGGTTTCAAGGCGCGTGGCATGCGTATACGCGACCATGACGAGCCATTGCAGCCAGGAGAATTTCGTGATGTTGATGTGACAGGAACTTCCATTAAGGAATCACTGTTGCCTCTTCCATACAAGGAACCATCGCAAGTTCTTTTTGCGTTATTAGGTTTCTGTGTTGACGCGGGTAAATCTTTCGCGGCAATTGCGGACATGAAAATGGGTGAAGGAAATGAGCAGAATCCAGTTGGAACAACTCTTGCTCTTCTAGAAAGAGGAACAAAAGTGATGAGTGCTATTCATAAAAGATTGCACTATGCACAAGGAATTGAATTTAATTTACTAGCGCGTTGCATCACGATGTATCTTCCACCGGAATATCCTTACATGGTTAAGGGTGGGAATAGAATGATCAAGCAAAGTGACTTTGATGACCGTGTAGACATTTTACCAATTTCTAATCCAAATATATTCTCCATGTCACAGCGTGTTATGTTGGCGCAGCAACAATTACAATTGGCGATTGCCAATCCTGCATTGCATAATTTACGTGAGGCGTACAGAAGAGTTTACCAAGCGTTGGATGTGGATAATATTGACGCTATTTTAAAGCCAGATCCGGATCAGCCTCAGCCAATGAGTCCTGCAATGGAAAATTCAATGGCGATGCGAGGACAACAACCAAAGGCGTTTCCTGATCAGAACCATAAGGCGCATATAGATACGCACGGCGAATTTATGTTTACCCGTATGGTTCAGATTAATCCACAATTATATGCGATGATGGAGTCACATGTAATGGAGCACATTGCTTTAATGGCGGCGATACAAGCTGAAGAGGAAATGAAACAAGAAATTCAACAAGTGAATCAAATGATGCAACAAGCGGAACAAAATCCTCAAATGGCGCAACAAGCGGAACAGGCAAGCCAGCAACTTAAAATTAAACTTGAATCTAGAATAGCTGAACTTGAAGCAGAAATGATTAAAGAAATGGCTAAACAAGAACAAGAGAAAGCTGGTAACATGACACAGGATCCATTAGTGAGATTAAAACAACAAGAAATTGACTTGAAGGCAGCGGAAGTAGCAATGAAAGGCGAAGTGGAAGATAATAAACTTATGGCCGATATTGGCATAGAAGCTGAGAAAATGGATCTTGAACGTGATAAGATGAAAGGCAAGATGGAAGAAACACTTGTCAAAGAAAGTTTTGGTGCTATAAAAGAGGACACTAAACAAACAATTGATGAGATTAGACAGAACATGGAGGATTTGCGTGAAAACAAAAAAATTCAAAGTGCCGAGAAAATTGCAGCAATGAGGGGGAAAATGAATGGACGCAAAAATAGTCAAGATAAGTAAAGCGATGACAGCTTTTGAAAAGGCTGCTAGAGCTCAAATTGAAAGCGACGACGACAAGTTATTGGTTGCAAGCGCACTCATGGCTGTTACAAGGAATCTCTACATTGAAACGCTGGGTCCACGCGACACGGCGCATGTATTCGCAACCATCGTTGACAGTTTCGATATGATGGAAGAGATGCTAGAGCAATACAAACCAACAATTCACTAGGAGGGAAATATGAAGTTATTGAAAGATATTTGGAATCACCTAAAAGAGTGGAACGAGTGGGGAATGAAGGACTGGATTAAGGCCGGTATCATTGTCATCGTTGTTCTCGTGGTTCTTAAAGTTATACTTATACCAGGTGCATAATGGCTAGAATGAGACGTAAATTTGCAGACTCACGTAAAGCCGCTGCGAATGAAGCAGCGGCGAAACGTCGTGAGGAATCTATGGCAAGACAGGGCACTACCCGTTTTAAAAGAGAAAATATTGACACTGACCAGAAAAGAGGATTCTTTGGCGATCTAGCTCAAATGGGAAGAGATCTAACTGGATTTGACAAAGTAAGAGATACAGGACCAGTTAGAGACATCTCTACAATGGTGGAAGATGTTGTAGTAGATCCTGCAAAGAAATATTTACCCGGACTATGGGGCCTTGGGCAACGAGGACTTGACTCCCTAACAGGCGCATGGAACGAGGCACAAAAGGCAAGACGCGACGATGGGAAATGGACACTGGGTGGAGATCCACTTGATGTCACACGCGGAAGCGATGCTTATAGGTATTTGCTTACGCAAATTGATGATCCTGAAAATAGGAACGCTTTTAGAAGAGAAGTGGGGAAAGACAATCTTCACTGGACGGAACTGAATGAGTACGCCGGTGATAATGCGGCAGGACTCGCTAAAAAAA